TTCAATGCCAAAGCATAGGTATTCTTTCCATACTTTACATCCTCATTTTCGCCTCCTTCGATTTTTGCTTCTTGTTTATCTCCTTTTGTTGTTGTCAACTGTGTAGAATCTTCCACAGGGGTAGGTAATTCCTCCCATTTAGGAGCAGAAGCATCCAAATCTTTTATAAATACACGGGGCTTACCCCATCCTATTACTGCCATGATATACCTAATTTATATTAAAAATTTATTCGTTATTTATCTCTATGTACAGTTTGTTATTAATGAAATGCTCTGTATGTCCGTCTTCAAATGAAACTCCTGTTGAATCAGTTTTTTGACTGCATTGTGATGGAACCGTATGATATTCGTCTTTTCGTATAGAGAATAAAAACTTCGATAGTTCGCATAATTCACGAATTCGGATTGAATCTTTTTCCCATGTTTTGGTTTCAGAGTCCCATAAGTCTTTGACATATATATTGACATTCACATAGGCTCGTTGTATTTGCCCGCAACCTTCATTTGCAAGAACAGATATGACTATATCTTCTTTATCAGATTTGTTGGGCCTTCCTCTGTCACTCAATTTACCGGAGACATTACGTTCGAGTTCTGTACCTTTAATTTTGTGATAAACGAACTTAGCTATTTCAATATCGGATTTCATTATTTCGCAATCTGTCTTTTAAGTTTTTCAAGCATCAATGGAACTTGTTCTCTTGCCCAAAGTTCGGTTGATGCAAGTACGTCTTTATTATCCATCGCTTCTACAAATTCAGCATAGTTCATTCCGGCGACTACGATAAGTACATAGTTATTAGAATATCTTTTAGCAAGTTCTTTCGCTAAGTCTTTACCTGTTTTTACACCTTCTGAACCTTGCTTCACTTGGTTGAAAGTTGAGTATTGAATGATATTCTTATTATGAGCAATCACATATCCAACCGAACTACGCAAGTTGCCTGTTTGGTCGTACCAACTTTTATCACCTGCTCTATCACGAATTTTTGTAACGCATTGTTCGCCAAGTTTGGATAAAGCACGAATAGTAAGACGCTCGACACGCTCTGCTTCTCTCATGAGCGTTTCATGCACTTCGCTTAGCTTGGTGGTCATTCTTATACCCATAGTTTACATTGTTTCTGGTAGCGATGGAAACCTTTCACACTAAACTCCCTTTCAATTCCTTCAAGCAGATGTATCTTAATCCTGTCACCTATCATGAATGTTCGACAATTTGCACGTAGATAAACTGTATATGAATAGCTTCTTACAATACCATCGTCAAACTCTTTTTCAGAGGCTTTACCAGCAGGAACTGCGTCGCATTCAATGCAGCCTTCCCAGTTAGTTTCTCCTTCATGATAATCACCGTTGCTATCCTCGTAACCATCTTTTGATACGAGGTACTGCAATCTGTGTGGATATAGTCTTATTACTGACATATTACAAAAGGCAGTCACCTATATATACCATTGGCTTTGCCTCCAACTCTACCGAAGGTTCACCAATGGCATTATAGATTGAGTTAACACGTAACAGAATACGTTCTTTGTCTTTATCTGATAAAGAACCAAAAGACTTGTCTGCTTCAGAAAAATTGATAGCCTGAACTAAAGACCAAAGACAGTCAGCCAAAGCTCCCATATACTCCTTTGAGTTCATTGTATCTGAATCGCAATCACCAACTGGATTGAGTTTGCGTTTTATCATCACATTCTCTACAAAACCTTCTGGAATAGGGTAATGTATTTCGTCTATAAGAGCTTGCTGAATTGTCTTCATGGCTTAACTATCTCCATTTGTTGTTTTATATGATTCAACAGCTTTTTTGAGCTTAGCTTCATCGGCATCATTCAATTTGTTTACAGCAGCAATTAACTTATCGTCTGAAATAGTAGTCGATAAGTTTTTACCGGTTATTTTATTGAACTCTGCGACGAAGTTTGCTTTTATGTAAGCTTGTCCCCAAATGGTGATGTTCTTATCGGTAGAATCTTTTCCCTCTTCGGTAGTGTCAATCGTTTGAGCCTCTGAGATGTCAAGAGAGTAGATTTGGTCTACGTTTTCAATAACAGGGAGAACTAATGCTTGACCACTTGTAAATTCCTGCAAAGGATCATTTTTAGAATACTTGCTGATAAGTTTGTATTCATCTACCGTGGAATAAATTACTCCTGCTACGGGATTAGTAACTTCTGCAAGTGTGCCCCAAACCAATGCGCCAACTTCTTGTGTAGCAAGGAATATTAGTTTGTTCGCATTCCACGGTTTGTACGGAATGCGTTTACCATTTTTCTCAGAAATGACTGTACGGTCAATCTTTAAGAATGTAATTCCGTTGTTGTCATCGGCAAATGCTTCGTCAAACAATGTAGCAGTAGGAACAGGTAACTTAGTGTTGCTGTCGAATGTCTGACCTCGATAGTTGGCAACCAATTCTTTTGCCCATTGTTCTTGTCTCATTTTATTGTAAGTCGATAACGAGATTGCTATCGTTGTAATTGAGTTACCATCTGCGTCAGCTTTTGCAATAACACGCTTTATGTCATCAGAAGAAATAGTTCCAGCTGTTTCTACACCAAAGCTATTTTGCGGTAAATAGTTGAAATTTATGCGCAATCCAGTTCCTGTATTGTTTTCATCTTCAACGATTACAACTCCATCAGATAAAGCAGTTAAAAAGTTTGCTTCGTTCTTTTCATCGATACCAACAGAGCAAGCTACCGCATCGTTGGTTAGCTTGTTAGCTATATTAGTGAACGCAGCTCCTTGAGCTTTCATGATGTTGATTGTGTTGATCTGAGTCTCACGAAGAATTTTTTTCATTCCGACCTTTGGCAATGTACCATTTGCGTGAGCAATGGAGTCTCTCATCTTAGGAGGGAGAGGTGAGTCCATTGCTACCATGTCGGCCGCAACATAAGTTGTGTTAACTGATGCACTTTCCCACTTTTGGTCTGCGGAATATTCTTTGCGAAGCATTGTCTTGTGAAGATATGTAAGCTGATTGCCTCGCTTACCATTGATTCTCTCGATGATGGTTTGAAGTTTCGGGAAAATCTTTCTGATGTATTCAATAAATAGTGATTCTTTCATTTTTTACCTCCTTTCTACATTAATCGTGTAAGAATACAAGAGTTGGCAATGCCGTTTTCATAGCCGCTTTTATGTCGTCTATGGGGTATGGACTCGCCAAATCATTGACTTCGCCACTATACATAATACCAACCAATGGTTCACTAGTTGGTTTTGTACATACAACTACTCCTACATATTCATGAGAACTGGGAAGTGAGTCGTATCCATCACCAGATGATTTTACGGGCATAGGTTTGTACGTGTCTGTTGACGGATCACGAATAACAACGTGCCCGGCTTTAATAACCGGAAGGTTATAATTTGATACGTCAAGAGTACGACCTCCGATAATGCCAGCTACATAATGCCGGATTACGACAGAATCCATTCCGGCATTGAGAACTTCCATTTCGCTTGATAAATTTGCTGTTGCACCCATTGTTACAATTTCTTTTTTGACTTAGAAAGTGTTGACTAAATCTTCAACTTCTTTGTCGGTTAATACTTCGTCTTGTTTACCCGAACCTTTACTTCCGGCAGCAGGAGGGGTTGCCAATGTTGCCAAACCTGCATCTGCACGCTCTTGATTGTAATTCTTCAGGTCTTCCTCAACATCTGAATAGAACTCCTCGAAATCGTCGTCACTTTCAAAGCTCATCTTAGAGAAGCTTTTCAAGGTACGTGAACCGAATGTTCCAGTGTCTTTCAGCAGGGCTTCAAGTTT